CAATAATCCGGGGATGATCTATATCTTCCGGTTGTAAAATACTCCGATCCATGATGTATTTTTTAATACCCTGACCACCTTCCATTGTCATTCCAAGATATCCCTGGTTTGCAGCAGGTGTCAGAACAGAGGCAAGCAGATTTCCATTCAGAAGTATGCTGGCATCGTTCCAGAGCTGGCTTTCCATCTGATCCAGTTCACGCTTGCCATCATTAGATACAAAAACCCGTTCTCTTTCTCCTGTATCACTGATGTCCCATGAACGGTCCGCCTTTTTTTCCAGTTTGCCGGTTTTAGTATTTATCTCAAGACCCTGGAACAATCCTTCCGAAAATTGAAGTCTTTCCTTTTCATCATTCGGATCAGCACCGGAACGTACCATAATTTCAGTGATTAATCGATTTGAATCATCGATTGTAAATTCCGGTAGCTGTACCACTCCTAATTCCGGTACATTAAATCCGAGTACTTGAGCTAGTAAATCATTTACTTCTGCCATATCGTCAATAAGAGTCGGGAAGTGTTTGGTAATTAATAGATTATCATCTACTTCATAAGAAGCTGTACCCAGATCTACATCACGGGCAATATTGACATAAGTTGCGATACGAACCAGTTCATGGTCCCGGACCTCTTTATATGTCCAACGGTCACCACCCGCGCTGATGGTGTTCCATGCAGCTCTCGACATCCATTTCGGATGACCCTCTTCATATGGAAAAGGACCGGTTTTGACGTGCGTCATTAAAAGAATCCCTGCATATCTTTATCTTCAATATTATGCTGTCTGAGCCAGCGTGTAACAGGATTATGCTCGTCATTCTGGCGTTCCGCCATCACTTTCGGCACCTGCCTCTTCTTCGAATCCTTGGATATGAAGGAGTACTGACTCAAAACACTGAGAATTGCATCCGTGTAAGGGTTCTTAGATTTATCTGCCAAGGTCTATCCTCTCCGGACGAAACGTACTGGGAGTCAACATGGAATTTATATCCGCAGGAGGTCCACCGGCAGGACCGCCGGGAGGGCCACCGGCAGCAGGAGCACCACCTGCACCCGGAGGAGCCGGTTCGGCTCCCACACCGTTCATACCCGGTATCTGCGGCCCCATAGCCGCCTGCCTTGCAGATATCTCCTGTCCGGCAGCTTCCTGGTTCTCCTCGTCCACCAGTCCCATCCTTTGCGCGACCAGTGTCTCTATCCTCTGCCTTACCGACGGCAGATCCCTGATAGCCTGCTCAATCATCCTCTGCTGTATCTCCGTGCCGCCCTCGTAACCGGCCTGTTCGTAGTATGTCAGTGGATCGATTAACCCGGCCTGATACTCGGATAGTGCCATCTGGCGGCGCTGCATTTCCATAACAGGATCCGAATGGGGGAACTCAACCTGTACCCCGTACACATTGTGTACCTGGGATTTCGTCAGGCTCTTACCATTCGCCCCGATACCGCCTGACAGCTCCGATACCGTGTCAACCAGACGCAGGATCCTCTGCCCCACTATGGAGGCAAGATGCTCTCGCTGCGCCTCAAGCGGTCCAAATATCCTCATACCGGCAGTATTCAGTATGGCCTGCTGTCCCACGGTTCCCACACCGGGCTGCTTCACACCGGCAAGTGCGGAGGAGTAGGTTCCCAGCTCCAGTGTTGAATCTGTCTGGCTCCTGAGCTGCAATGCCCACGGCGGTATATCAGGAGTCTGCATGACCCAGTAATCTATAGGATCGCCCTCCAGTATTCCCTCGTTGGAAATTGCCTGTGCCAGCGTCATGGGATCCCTTGAGGTTCCCATTGGCGCGAAGGCAAAACGAAGGAGGATCTGGTGGAAAGCAGAAACTTCCTGCGTTCTCTTCCTGATCGTCTCCTTGTTCGGTGTCAGGATTCCCTGTGCGAGATGGGCAGGATTCTCACCCGTGTCCGACATCTCCATTCCCCATCCTGCGAAGCTGTGTGCAAACGGCACAAAGCCCCATGTGTTCCTCTCCGCCCATATTATTGAAGCTCCCTGCGCTGAAGGAGCCGAATAGTTGTTAACACCACCGGCAATCAGCTTGACGTGCCACTGGGGAGTCCAGTAATCCCAGCACTCAATCTCATCCCACGGGTCATGCTGGTCAAGGTTGAAGATCTCCGCATACTTGCGCCTCTGGCGCTTTTTCTTGATGACCGATTGCTCATGCAGATCCTGTGCCATCATCTTGGAAGTCTTTAAAGCTATGGTCGGCACCTTCTCCCTGGGGTTCATCAGCACCATAGACGGATGGGGAACACGGATCCTGATGGGATTGTAGGACTTCCGGTTCGCCCTGTATCCCGTCATTGCTGCGTCATATTCTTCTTCCTCATCAAAGTCCGCCCTTATCGGCTCATGCGGTCTCTCCCCCAGACCCGTAAGTACCGGACCTTCTATTACCGCGTATCCGTGTGCCACGAGATACTGGGCCATCATCTTCCAGGGAACACTCGTCTCCTGCATGATGGAATCATCCATCACAGCCTTCAAACCATTCTCAAGATTCGTGGCATCCACCTTGTGCTGCTCCGAATCTCCAACAGGCTCCCTGTGTATTCTCGGAGAGAAGCTCATCAGTGTAGATACCGCATGGTCAACGAGGTGGGTAGGGGTCGAGTCGTAAAAAACAGGACGCCCCTGGTAGTTATTTGCCCATACCTTGAACTTTCTCTGGTAATAAGCATCATTGTCGCGCCATTCGAGATGGGCATTCGCCCATAACTCACCCATCTTCTTCCGAAAACGGATAATTGTGTCTATCTCGGGACGCTCCTTCATGTCAGCCATAATATTCCCCTATGCCAGCATCGGTAACGAAACAACCTTGCCCCTGCTGAGACTGATACCACGATCATAACGCACCATCAGGGCCACACCCAGGGCCATCACATAATCGTCATGAGTACCACCCATAGCCTGCGGTTTCTCCCCCGGCGCCGCTATAATCGTCGAAAATTCGTCCAACCCGTACCTGTTCGGTATGGTCAGGTGACCCGCGTTGAACTCAGCCCTCAATTCCTCGAATAAAAGCTGCCGACTCGCACGGTCAGTCTTCCATCCATACTCCCTCCGCATCTGCCTTCCCCTGCCAACCCTGCGGCGGTACAGCCTAGGATAATTCATATCCCTAGCAACTGTCAGCACCGTATCAGAGAAATTGTTCTCTATTCCCCAGTCCGGATCATGAAATACCTCCAGCAACTCCATTGAAGCAGCAGAGAAATCCTCCGGCTGTAACGTGTTCGACACAAGATCCGCCACCACATACCCGCTGGATGCATCCACCACTACCGTTACCGAATAGTCCATCCCCACTCCAGACGCAACATCCGTACCCGCAATATACTGCCTCGATACCCGCGGCTCCTGGTATACCTTCCCCGCACCCACAGATCTTATCGGCTCACAACAGTCATCCATCATCCCGGCTATCATCTCACGGTCAAATATCGACTGCGCCCTCGGAGGAGCCAGAGCCTCCTGCTCATCACCGGGATACTCCTGCTCCATGAACTGGTCAGGACTCATCCCCTGCAAATCAATCGCAGGAACCCCCTCCTTTACAAAGTCGTACCACTTCTTGTCCCTTCCCGGCCTGGCATCCCAGGGAACAAACAGCGTACTCCATCCATTGTCCGGCGCACCCCTGTACAACTCCTTGAAAAGCGAACTCATGTTCCTCTTGTTGGAAGTTCTCCCCATAACCATCTGCCCACCAGCATCCACCGTGGGCTTTACAGCAGCATAGTTCGCAGCATGGTACTCATGGAAATCAGCCTCGTCCTGTATGACCACAGACGCCGTCTCCGACCTACCTGCATCCTCCGTGGACGGCAAGGCAACCACCTTGCTGTCACGGCTGGGAATCCCTATCTCACTCCTGGAATCAGGAGATAAAGGCGCCTGCCAGTCAGAAGGAAGGTTCTTCAATATGAACCTTACCTTGTCCAGCAACGAGAACGCCTCCGTCTGCCCCTTCGATATCATCAGTACATTCGTACCAACACTGAACGTCAATAACCATGCAGCATACGCAGCAGTAGTCCATGAGAACCCCAACTGCCTTGCCTTTAAAACCATCACCAGACGGTTATCCACCAACGCAGCAGCCAACTTAATCAGATACTCCCACTTCTCAAAAGGCACAGCACCACCGGCAACACCGGAATGTAACTGGCTGCGCTCCAGGATCTTTACATGATCAAGGAAATCAGGCTGCTCACCATCAGGAGAAACAAAGTTCCTACGGGCAAACTCCTTCTCAAGACGACGCTCTGCCTCCTGCCTCTGGGCAGTGCTGGAGGTCACTTTTTCTTGGGCTTCTTCACTGGCTTCTTCAACGGCTTCTTCTTACCGTAACCATAACCTTTTGGCATTCGGATCACCCTCCTTTTGTGAGAGTGTGGGGAAGAAGTATCCACACAAGGAGAAATTGTGATGCCCCACACTCCTTTCTAAAATACCACACTTTCAGTTTCGGGAGATACCGTATATTCCCCTCTCCTAAGAGAGGGAATATACAGGACACCCCAGAAACCAGGTTCCCTGAAAACTGGAGATTTTTTTGGTCGGGAGGTTCAGTATTAAAAAATAACAGCGGGGGGTGGCGGGCGGTTCGCGCTCGGCTCGCGACAATTTCGAGACTCCAGCTAATCGATCAGCTATCGATTATCTAATTGAATATCTATTGACATATTGGTTTAAATCCGCACAATAGAATATGTGCGGCAATTTCGCCGCATTAATCAATTGGAGGAATAACAATGATCAGGAAGTACACAATCAAGGAAGCTAACAGGATCACTGGAGGCGGATTAACTCAAGTCAGCAAAATGCCTGAATTCACATACAACTTGCCGCCTCATGAATGCAAAGTTGGCGCCAAGCTTGTATCTGTGGAAGGTAGCGTATGTTTTGGATGCTATGCATTCAAAGGTTTCTTCGATGTTTTCAAGTCAACGGTAGTGCCTGCACAGTACAGGCGCCTAGCATCGCTAACTAATGAACAATGGGCGCCTGCAATGGCGCACTTAATCAATCACTATTGTGTTGATGGATGTTTTAGATGGCATTCAGCAGGCGACATTCAAGACCTGAACCACTTAGTCAAAATAAGTTTAGTAGCTACAAACACACCAACAATCACGCACTGGATACCTACTAGGGAATATAGAGTAGTCATGCAATATCTAAACAAAATAGGACCATTCCCAACAAACCTAACAGTCAGACTGTCGGCACATATGATTGATAGCTCGGCGCCAAATATTGAAGATCTGCCGACTAGTTCTGTACACAGGCACAAAACAGCAATAGGTTTTGAATGTCCAGCGCACAATCAAGGGGACGTATGTGACGGTCGCGAAAATGGCGGTATCAACTGCCGATCCTGCTGGAATCCAACAGTCAAAAATGTAAGCTACAAATTCCACTAAACAAGTGATTCATGGAGGCGCCAATCTAGGCGCCTCCTAAACAAGTTTCCAATAGGAGGAAACAATG